GATGTCTGCATTTTTGCCGTAATCAGTTACAGCCGAAGTGCCATCGTTTTGGAGAATAAACATCTGACTAGGATCATCGAGTACATCAGCGACAATCTTGCCTTGAGTGATGTTAATGCTACCGGGATAGTAGTTAATAAAAGTAGGCTTCTGCGTTGTAGGGTCATTGTAGAAACAACCATTAAACACGCCTACTGCCGCTGTATGCGACGACGGGTCAAATTGTAAAATGTAACCATCCTTCAAAGTAACTAGGTCACCTTGGAAGATAGCTCCCGATTGGTTGTCCGCAATCTCGTAACCGTACTGCTTCTGTGCTCCAGTACCAGCTAAGTTACCAAGCGGACGTAGCCCAAAGGCTTTATCGTTATTAGCCATGATTTATGTCCTTTATATTAAGTTATTCGGAACCCGAACGTGGGCCTCCGAGGCTTACTTTGGACTGCCTTTCTGGCGCATTGATTTTCATAGACGAATTAACATTCGTCTTCAACAGGTCATTATCAGCAGCTCTGATTTGGTCATGGGTTCTAGAAGAATAATACTCTTGCCGCTCGTCTGCCGTTTCTTCAGGTATTCTCGCTAACAGCAAACCACCTACACCGATTACACCGGCATGTTTACCGTCATCTTGAACACCTGAATCAAAATCAGGATATTCATCCGCACGTACCAACTCATACCCCTCACGGAGTTTAGCTGAAACATTAGCGCGATCATCTGCGCCACCTGACTCGACTCTAATCCACCGATGCTTATAGCCCGGAGGAGGTTCTGGAGCGTCTAGTCGTGAAGGAGGAGCCCAAGCTTTACGGCGCACTGTCTTTTCCCGCGTTTCCGTGGTTCGATCACTGCGTTTTAACTTTGGTACTTTGGTAGCTTCGGTCATCTTTATTACTCCTTAACGTATTTGGCATATTCTTCAAGTGGAACCCCTAATTTTTTTGCTATCGCAACTTGACTTGGGGTCAACCTAACAGTGCGGCGTGCTGTGTTGTTTACCCCCGAAGAGCGGGTTGCAGGAGCTACCGTCTGCACGGGTCGGCTAGTCCTGTTGTTTTTGGGCGTAGGCGCTTCCTGAAACTCATTAGGAAATATGTCGCGTATCCTACGATTTATCTCATCATAATACTCGTCTGTGTTTGGGTCAAACCCTTCTTTTTGTATTAAATCCACGTGAATGCCGCGTACAGCATGCGTCATCACTGTATTTGTACCAAACCACTCGTTCTCTTCTGCCCAAGCTTCGGCCTTAGGGTCCGATTGAGGGGGAGGCGGTGGCGGGGCTTGTTGCGGTTGTGGTGCGGGTTGTGCAGCCTGAGCCGGTTGCGCCTGCCTTAAAGAAGTGGTCTGTTTAATTCTGTCCTGCTCCATAAGAACACTGGTCAAGCGTTGCTGCGCCTCGGTCTCAGTGTCTATGTCGCCCTCTTCACGGGCTTTCTTTATGACCTGCTTCAAAGCTACTACGTGAGACTCAGTGCGTCCCTGTGCCTCTTGTAGTCGGTCTGCGTCACTTTTTTGATATTTCTCTTGAAGCGTCTCGTTTTGCTGCTGTACGTTTTTAGCAAACTCTAACGCCGCCTCTTCTCTACGCTGTGTTTCACGTAGTCTAGCGGTCAGCTTATCAATCCGCTTTTTAACCTTGTCAGAGTAGTTCTCTAGGTCTTCGGTTTCTTTTTTAGCCGCAGGTTTTTCTTCGGCTACCTCTTCTACCACCGGCGTTTCTTTTTCATCCGCCAGTTTAGCTTCGGACCCGTCCTCATTCATTTCAACGGTGGTTTCTTTTTCTTCTTCACCGATATCAAATTCCATCTCTTGATTCATTGGTTCTGTTTGTCCCATAATTACATCCCCCTCACATGTGTAAGATATCTTCAGGATCGTTAACGAGCCCTAAGATTTCATCATCATTTAACAAACGAATCTCACCACCATCAATCTGAATCCGAGATCCCGCATACTTACCAAAGATTACCCAGTCTCCTTCACCGCACCAAGGGCCGTTAGGAAACTTAGACTCATCAGCGTAAGCTAAATCACCTATTTTAAGAACATAACCTACATTCGTAGCCAACTGAGTCCTCTGTTGAGTCTCTTTAGCTAGAACAATGCCGCCCTTAGTTGTTTCAGCACCGCGATAAGGCAAAATAGCCATTCGCCAACCTGTGGGTCTGGGGATCAAATCAAGAATAGATTTAGCAAGGCCTTCATTAGCGACTTTGCCATCTACGGTATATGCGTCGTTAAGATTTGGTTTAGAAGATTCCGCTTCTTTCGCTTCGGATTCTTCTTTCCATTTCTCTTCGAGAGGGGTTAACTTCTCTGCTTCCATGTGTGCCTCTTCTGGTGGTTAAAAATCTTCGGAGTGTTTATCCAACTTATCTCGGATAATTTGATCCACAAGCTTTATGCCTTCCAGACGGCCCATCAGAAAACGATAGCGTTCCATGTCGGTCACTGTTCCGTTAAGGACAATGGCTTCGGAATCTTGCTGCAGTTTTCGTACTTCTTTCAATACGCTTTCAGCGAATTCAAGCATGGTCGTTTTTCCATGAAAGCAGACGGTAAAAAAGCCCCGTCTGGAGGCTTGTGTTTAATATATCTTTACTGGCTTATTGCCATCTCGTTTTTTTACTATTCTAGCAGGTTTTGTTGCCTTGCGACCACTAGAAGCCTTAATTGAACCTCCTTTTGCCGCTTTTTTTACTTTTTTACTCTTCCCTGCCTTACTTAAAGCAATTGCAATGGCTTGCTTCTTTGGTTTTCCCGCGCCCATTTCAGTCCTTATATTGCTTGAAATAGTCTTTTGACTAGAGCCACGTTTCAAGGGCATCTTATGTTCCCCACTGGGATCGTGCTTTCTTTTGTGCTGCTTTGTTTAAATCGCCAAAGTGATAAAGCTTTTTACTTTGCTTTGTCATGGTTCTTCCCGTCATCACCGTGCCATCGGGGTGCTTATGTGTTCCACCCTTGTGGACTTTGCCGTCACGAGAATAATGATTTACGCCTGCTGCCATTGTAAATGCTCCTCTAACAAAGACGAGTAGGGCCACAACCTCTTTTAGCTAAACCGCAACCACGAGCCTGTACGGTATTCATTTTTCTACCTGTCATGCCTTTGCTTTCGTTTCTGCGTGAACGATAAGACTGCGACTTGGTGCTTTCTTTGCCGTCTATGTTTCCTAAACGCTCATCAAGCCTATCTGCCTTAGTCTGCTTTTTAACGTCTCCGCCTTTAGCCATGCGATTCATCTGACGCTTTTCAAATGCTTTTTCTCGATCAACACGACCGTACTCTTCACGGGCATTTCTGCCTTTTGCGCCTTTTGCATAGGTTTTAGGTGCAATGCGATAAATCTCATCGTCTAAGTTTCGTAATACTTTCTTATCACGAGCCATTGAACCGGGCATATTCTATCTCCTAAAGTTTACTGGGTGCGTAAATACGTTCTCTTGCTACATCCGCACGCAACTTAGCAATGTCTTGCTGTGATTCAATGCGTGCTTCATTGCCTGCTGCGTTTTGAGCTATTCTAGCCTGATCCACCTTTATACCTTCTTGCTTCAATGCAATATCGGCCTGATCTTTAGCTGCTTTTTGCTGTAACTCTTCAGCTTTTAGCATGACCACTGGGTCTTGTCCACCTTCGCCGGACAACTCGCCCTGCATTCCTTTCATTTCCATCATGTATTCCGAAACTTTGATGGAAATCATTGCCTCACGCTGTAAGTCAGAGACCATATTGTCAGGATCGTTACCATACTGCTCAAACAAGGTCGCTTCGGTGTCTTCCTCGGCCTTTAGTCGGATATGTTGCAGGATATGCTTTTGTAATTCTGCAGCGGCTAACGGATTAGCCTGAATTAACGGTGATAACCCCATAATTAAATGCGCGGCAATGTGGGCGTCGTGCTGTTGCCCTGCAAACGCCTTCAACTGCTTACCATCTGCTGCTTCCATGTTCTCACTAGCGGGGTCTTTAGGCATTTGATTGGTCTGAACCTTCAATATGCCGTCAATATCTCGCACATTCAGTGCCTGATACACACGATAATACGCTTCGTACATGTTGTGCATCTGTGGCGCGCTTTGTGCCAACTGTAATTGGGTCTGTGCCAACGTAATTCGTTGTGCAGCAGAGAAAATATTGGGGTCTGCGATAGGTAATATAGCGACCATGTGATCAAAGTCGCATTTTTTAATACATCGAGACGCGCCGGGCACGTCATACGGGTACTCATCCGGTAAGTATTCACCAAATCCACGCGCCAACATCTCAAATTCTTGTGTTTGAGCGTAATACAGGCGTTTATGGATGGCCGACATGACCATCGAACCCCTTTCAAGCAAAGCAATCGTCGTTCCTACTGCCGCTTGTTGGTTTCCATCGCCCACTTGCATGTCGGCGGTGCTTGCTAAACGCTTTCCGGCGTCTACGGCAAAGCCCATCAAAGTATAAAGTGTCTGAGAGGGCTCTTTGTAGGGTAAAGGCATCAGTGAGGCCGTCAATTCTGCGCCACCTGCGTCAATATCCCGCCACTCGCCCGGCTGTATCGGATTGTCGTCATCCGCTATTCGCGCGCCTTTCGCCTTAAATCCAGCGGGTAAATTAGATAGCGTTCCAGCGTCAAGAAGTTGACGCAATGCCGCCGTCGCTGTCTTAGAAAGACCACCAATGAGGTGAACAAACCCTAATCCATAAGCGCCGGGACCTTCTACCAACACATAATGCACAAAATATTCGCGTCTTTTCTTAAGTTCATCGTCTTCTAGCCAGTTTCTACGAATACCAACGACCTTGCCACTCGCCTCATCCAAGGTAACGACATAAGGAACCTTAATTCCTGTTGGCTCGTTGTCTTCATCAAGATCCTCAAACCCTGATAAATCTAAATCAACCTGAAACTCTAATAAAAAGACTTCCTCTGGCTCTCCGCTCTGCGAGATGCCTATGGTCTGATTAATAGCGTCTCTGATTTGATTGCCACCCGTGGGGTCATTCTGTGGGTCTAATGGGGTATCAATGTACTCACCTGCAAACACTCGCTTGGCAAATTCATTGGTATCCATCGCAATACGCTGAGTAATACGTGGGCATTCCGAAACAACACTTGACCCATTGTAAGGAATATACAGATCATCAGGTAGGACTAAGCGGCTGACCATTCGGCCAAGCTGTTCGTCATAGTAAACTTTTTTAAATGTAGAACCACCGTAACCTGTATAAAACAAAAGCTGATCAAACTCTGGGGTGTATTCTTTCATCACCGAGGTGATCTGGTAGTTCATAAAATCCTGCACGCGCGAAGCCTGTTGGATCTTATCTAATGTTTCTTTGCCTAAGGTTTGCGTCCTGACAGGACCGCCGGCAGGCATGAGTTCTTTAAATGCTTGTGCTTGAAACTGGACAATAGACTCTGTCAGCATAGGATGCACCGCGCCTGCGGCTCCTCGGAACGGCTGCGTCCTGTCCTCTATCTTCAAGCCTAGTAGCTCAAGGCCTTTAGAGTACATTTCTTCCCACTCGCCACGAGAGGACCTGTCTGCTTCAAACAAGGCCAACAGGTCAGAGGAGATAAGCGCCATCTCGTTATCATCCATAACCTCGGCAAGGTTACTGTAGAATTCTACGTCATCATCTTGAGGGTCAATCTCTACCGTCGCACTACCGTCATCTTCAAGGACGATCTCTATGTCCGGCTCCATCTCTTCCATGACTTCGATGATGTCCGTTTCGGGAGCTAGATTTACCACTTTTTCTATAGGCATAGTATTGTCCTAAATGTATTTTGGGTCATTGTACACTCGTTCTACTGATCCGCCACGTTTCATCTTTTGGTATCTTACCTGACTGGGTAAGTCCGTACCGTCCGAAGCGTTCAAAGGATCAGGGGCCTCTGATTTTTTATAATACTGTATGCCTTTAGCATACACTCTGTCGCCTACAACAGTAGCTAAGTCTGCACCTTTTACAGCTTGACCTGTATTCATATCAATAAATAAGTGATGTGCTTTAGGGTTAAAGCCTATTTCGACAAAATCTTTACCGTCTAAAAGGACATTCTTATCGGGAACATAATTACCGTCCACAGACATAGCAGGGAACTTATTTTTAGCCTCTGGCACGTCTATGTTTGATATTTTAGCGGCTATTCCTTGTCTACCTTTTTGGTTTACGTTAAACGTAACGTTTTCCACTGTGGCATAAGGAACGTAAGAAAGGGCTTTTCCGTTAAAATTGTTTTTATGAAGTGTTTGAAGTTTATCTAAACCTTTTGGCGCATCAGGGATTTTTGAATTAAGGTTTAAACGTATGCCTACTTTGCTTCCCGCTTCTACAGGCGCATTTATTAAGGCATCTGCTTTTCTTGTGCCTGCGGTAGCTTTAGTAGCAAGGGTTTCGAGAGTCTTTAGATTATCGGGTGTGTAGTTTTTTAGCCGTTGACCACCACTTAGGGTTTCGTCAACGCCGACTTCTAACGGCTTAACTGGTTGGATTGTCTGTTCCGCATTCCCTCTATCAACGCCTTGTCTAGCTTCAGGTGTTGTGCTTTTTCCGCTGGGCTGAGGGACCTGTTCTTTGCGGTAGACGCGGCTAAAGCCGTCGTAGATATCTTGGCTAATTGTTCCTTTGCCTTCATTCTTCATCTCCATGAGAGAGGTCTCTACTCTCTTCAATGATTCATTGTAGTCTATATCAGCTATATCTTCTACCTTTTTAAGAAACTCGTCTCCCATTCCCCCATTATTGTCCACTACTTTAATGTCTACGTTGTCAAAATCTTTATATCGTTCTGCTAGATTTTTTATGGTTTGACGACTTTGCATGTGCATACGGATAAACTCATCTTTTGGAATTGTTCTTCCCGTACCGTACTTATTGGCTTGCTTCATGGCACGTCCAACTGCCAAACCAATCGCTTTTTCCGGTGACCTATCAATAAATACTAACTTAGCGTTTTTACCCGAATTAAGTGCCTCATCTATTCTTTTTGCCATTGAATCAAAATTAGACATGCTACCGTCATAAATTAAATCAGCGCCTTCTCTCATGGCTTTTGCGGGGCCTGAAGACTTACCTGAGGCGGGACCTCCACCCGTAAATATCCACGTACCTTCTTGACCGGCTGTTTCAGCAAGCTTTCTATTGTATACCGCTTTATTTAGAGCACTTGCTGCTTCATGAACGTCGGTAGCTAATGTCCTGTCTGCAAGATAGTTTGGATTTAGCTCACGGAACAAGTCCGTATCTAGTATTTTTCCACCCTCTGTGTCCGGCATGGCGTTGTATCGAGCTATCATGCCTTCAGGATCTGCAACGATTTGTCGGTTAAATATTTCCCCTATGGGTGTAGTATAAGGAGAGGAGGCTACATCTGCGCCTTTGTAAAAATCAGTGTTTACTGCTTCAGGGAGCGTAGCCCTCATTTCTTGAGCGTACTCTTCTGTAAATTTAATCGGCTGAACAGGTTCTATTTTAAACGCGTTGACTGCGTCCACTTCATCAAGCATCTTGGCTGAAGGAGTTGTTATTCCTCTTTTAGCCATAGAGACACCCTTGCCAATAGGTACGACTTCTCCGACCGTTAGTGCGTTAATTAGGGCAAACTGGGTTTCTGGATCAAGCTTGTCATACTGCTCCATTCCATAATCAATCATATCGGGTATTGGACCGAGGTTATCCTTGTTCTTTTTGTATGCGCTTACCCCCGATTGCACTACTTCGCCTATCTTACCCATAGCGTATTCGTTAAGTGCCTGACCTTTCTCGGTTCTAGGTTCGTAATTTAAGGCTTCGTTATAGGCGGCTTTATTTGCAGCCATTTCTTCGACAGTGTTATCCGTGAACGCTTGCTCACCCAGTGATATTGCTGATGCAGCAATCGGACCAAAGGCCCCAGAGAAAGTGTCTGCCGTAACATCCATCAGTGCTTTTAGGTTCGCAGACGCAGAACCGCCGTCCGCGAACCCTTTAGGCTTTTTTACAGGGCCGCCCTCCGCCATTAAGCCATAGGTACGGTTAAATCCTGTATTAGCTGAAAGAGGGGTGGTGTAATTAGGTTGTGAACCATAGTCCCTGTCCTCTTCCCTCTCATCAAAACCATAAAAAGGCGTAGGAGGCAGGGCCGCCAATGTGAACGGGGCTCTAGTTCCTGCCGCCATTTCACTCTTAC